CACCAAGTTATGCTCAACCGAGCCTCCAACTACCTTATCGTATCGGTAGCATGCAAACGCCTGGTGGGGTGACCCACCTATACCCTAGGGTATAAACGCGTTTCGCTGTCTGCTCAGCGATAAGGATATCACCGTAAGAAGCGATTGAATCGCTTCTAAACAGATCGAAACCGAAGTTCTGATCTGACGGTGATACTCCTTTAACACGTAAAGCCAGCGCGTAAAGTGCAGGTTCGAATCCCGGAAAAGGTTTCGGCCTGAACTTAAGTACGCGACACCTCCAACCCAGACTATCATTAAACCCGATAGTTGGATCGGAGACGACATCTTCTAAGGCCCTAAGATATCCGTCATCGCCTTCGACCCCGTAAGGGATAAAGACGGGAGATGGATATTTACGTCGGATGCAATCGAGCATATCAACACGAATGCCGATACGCATACACCAACGATAAAGCCTGTTATGAAGACGGATCGCCTCTGGGAGGGAGTCAACGACTTCTTTCTGGTAGACGGGAGTGACATCATAACCTCTAAAGTAATGTTTCCCACAGCTTTCGAAGAACTCGCCGTCAACAAAGGATTTCTCCTGATTGACTTCGAATCCAACAAAAGCGAGGAGCTGAATAAGCTCTGGGGCAACAGATCTTGAAAGAATGATATCATCACCGTAAACAGAAACTACGCCCCCTGGAAGTCTCATCTCTACTAAAGCACTAGTAAGCGCCCAGAAGATCAAAGATTCCAGCTCGAAAGTAAATCCATTACCCATGGATGAAAACTTTTCGAGATACGAAATCGTTCCATCAGGCATCAATGCCTGCTTAGAACGAAGGTCATCCAAAAAGGATGCCCAATCGTAGGGAAGGAGCTCGTAAACGAGTTCCCTGCTGATGGAATCGGACGCACTCTTTAGATCAAGAGTAGCAAGATCAGAGCGATAGGCCATTTCAGCCAATCGCTGATTGATCGTCTGGTCATCCAGGTCGATTCCGACGCTTTTAAGACGCCTCCTAAGATAACCTCCGACTCCTTTCTGGAGGAAGAGGTTTCCAGTCGGTTCGATCGCAATGATGCGATCTGTCTTAAAAGACTTTGGTACTGTGGCAATACGACAATAAGGTGTCACCTTAAAGTTCGATCTCATTTCTGAGAAAGGACCGTCGGGAAACAACCCAAGTCGTGCTGCAGACCAATGAAGGTCTTCATGGATAACGCTTCTGATTAAATCAAGAGCGCCTCCACTCACAGACAGAGGGGTTTGCATCATCTTCCTATCTACCTGGCTTCTACGGCGACTTAAATCGACCGTAGCTCCAGGGCCCCACCCAAAATAAGGAGAAACGGCATGAAGCGAAAATGGACCGAGAAGTTTCGCAATTTTAACTTTGGCTCCAAAAAGGATGGAGTCAACGGAGGGATTAACCTCTTTGCGAGCTTTTCGAAGTCTAATATTCGTTTCACGACAGTTCTCTTCAGACTTTTTGAAGGCCTGAATCGCAACGTCAGACTTGTTAAAGAGACTATGTTCGAGCTTCCACTTTTTCAGAAAAGTGGAAATCCCGTAGTCTCTAGCAAACTCAACGTGCGTCTTATTAATGTAATGCTTCGGGTTTATCTCCAAAGTACAGGCAGACGGTAAATCTGCTTGCACGCAAAGAGATACTCCAAGAGCATACGGAGTCCCGGACCGTTTGCAAATCGCAAGCAAAAGCTCGCGTTCCAGATGAAAATCTGTTTGCATTTTGAATTCCAAGTTAAGAAAGTTGACCAGAAGACTGGTTAATAGATTCCAACGAGGTTTTCAATCATATCGACTGCCAAGGCATTCGATAGGACGGCACGGAGGATAGCCCTCTGATCCTTTCGGTTCTGAAGGGTATCCCGTTCGGGAAGAATGAATTCAGCAGACGACCGGTCGATATAAGCGATCGTCGGAGGCGGGGTGATACCCGAATCCGATGATCCCAGAGTTTCGAGGGTCGGTGCATGAAAAGCAATTTTTACCCGATTGACTCGATTCGAGATCGCAGACTGTCCATTACTTGCTTGAGGAGTGCGCAAGAGCTGTAAGCTCAGGCGCCAATACCCAATAGGTGTGGACTGGCTTTGATCTTCGAACCACCAGACACCATTTTTGTCTGGACCGAGTGGGACGAATGTGTGAGCCACAGGTGTTGCCTGTGCGTCGTTTACTACGATAGAAGCGACTGCGGACATGTGGAGAATACTCCGATTTTAGGTTCTGAAAAGGACCCGGATGTCCGGATCACGGAAGAGTGATTACTTTCCCCAATGCTGAGAAAGAAGCGAAGCGCCACTCAGTAAACGCTGCCAACCTAGGTTAGCCTCAAACGAAGGAAGAGCCGGTAATGGATAATCCATTATGGGGATCCTCAGTTTATAGGACTGTAATATATAGGCTTTAGCACCGCCAAAAGTGGTGACATCGCCTACAGTTTTACCGCCGTATAGTTGGCCAATCTGACGATCATGGAAGCCGAATACTTTATATCCAGAAACAAAGTCCTGGGAATAAAGTAGAGCAGATTCCATGTTTCGTAAGAAAGAACCAACGTCGACGAACCAGTCCACGACAAAGCTGTATGGAAGAAGTTCCCATGCGATCGAAACAGGATTAAGGCTAGTAAAGCCTGAAAGCTGTTCCGATACATCGTTCTTCGTCCTAAAATAGCAACCGATGCGACATCTTAACGAACTTTCTCTCTGAGTAATCTCAGTAGAGCCAGCCCAGTGAAGATCATCGTAACGGCCACGATCGATAAAGCTGTCGTGACTCTGACCTTGCACCTTCTGTAATGAATATAACCGTCGGCGCATAAGAGCATCAAACGTGCTGTAGACGCTAGAAACTAGCGGTTTCCAACCGTATTGATACTCGAGCCAACGGTTAGCCCATTGCTTAGGGTGAAAGGAACGGATAAAATTCACTAATTTTAGTGAATCTTTTATCATCTTCTTCACTTGATGTGCCTCTGCTAAATCAACTGAAAGGTCTAACCCCGAACCAAATCCACCTGACCGAAGTTGTTCATACATCTTCGATAAGGCAGAATTGTAGAGGTTATCCCAATTAGCTGGGTGAGCGTCGACATAATGAGTGAAAGAGGCGATATATCCGGTCTGCTTAAGAACTTCGGTAGGGCCATCTCGGACGAATTCGCCGACATAGTCACTGAAGGTAAGCTTCCGGAATTCATGAGGATAAACGGATTTACGATCTCCATGTAGCTGATCTTGCAGTACAGTAAGCTGATCAAAGTATGTAATCGGTGAAGATAAACTCACCGAATCCATACCTGTTAGCTTACTGGTGACCGTTTGAGCAGTATACGTGTGAGAAGGCGAAAATCGAGACCTCATGATGGCTCCGTTAAACCAGGGTTTTCAGGCTTCGCAACCTGATTGTCAACTGCTGCAGAAGCAGTCGAAACCCTATTAGCCGATTGGCTAGAGTATGATGGTTCCTCTCCTCGAAGAGCAAACTCGAGAGCATCTTTTACAAGTTGCCTCAAGTCGTCATAGTCAACCTCTCCGTCCTTGTCAATATCTGCGAGCTCAGAAAGCTTCAAAGAGAGACGCCTAAGACCGTTGCCGGTTTTAGATGTCTTAAGAAGCAGAAGAGTCGCATATAAAGCCTCAGCGAAGAATGACATGACAGCTCCAAGTAGAGAGGGAC